AATAAGAAAAAAAGTCCACGCCAACTCTATCAAAGTTAGCGTGGACATATGGTACGCCGGAAGGGACTCGAACCCCCAACCCTCGGAACCGGAATCCGATGCTCTATCCATTGAGCCACCGGCGCATCTCAAAGCCAAGTTATTATAACAGGCTTTTTCCCGTTTGTAAAGGGTGTTTTGCAAAAAATCTACCGCTTGTTTTCCCGTTTCTTTTCAAAAACAGTTGTTTTTCCGCCAAGAATATGCTATACTCCCCTTAAAAGGGGGTAATTTCATGGCAAATCCGACTTTTAGAACCGCGATCAACGGTTTTTATAAACCCGATGTGGTCCACTATATTGAATTTTTGAATAATCAGCATAATGCAAAAATAGAGCAGCTGAACAACCAATTACTGAACGCCAAGGCCAATGCCGATCGGGAATTACAGGCAAAATTGGATGCTGCCCTTGCCCGGTGCGCACAGTTAGAGGCACAGCTTGCCGCTGCACCTGCAGTTTCTCAAACCACCGATTCCGAGTTGGAGGCTTATCGCCGGGCAGAACGCACCGAGCGGATGGCACAGGAACGCGCTCAGCAGATCTTCACCCAGGCCAATGCCATTTTGGCGGATACTGCAGCCAAAGCAGAAGCCGCCACTGCGCAAATCGCTGAGGTTGCCGAGCAAACCAACGCCCAGCTCAAGGTATATCAGGAGGCCATTGCCAACAGTCAGGCGCTGTTTCAGGATGCTGTTGCGGCACTGTATACCATCAAGCCCGAAATCTAAGACCACAGGGTGTGTTGCCGGCAACACACCCTATCATTATACCTTTTGCCATTTCGAGCAAGTTTAGCACGCCAAGGAATCGCACCCATTCACTGCCGTCTGCCAATGAGATCCCTCGACTACGCTCGGGATGACATCCTATATTTTTATCAGAGGTATTTTATGGAACTCATTTTTCCCGGATATTATGAAGATTTTGTCTGCATTGCAGATCGCTGTCCCGATAGCTGCTGCAAGGAATGGAGTGTGGATGTGGACCCGGATGCCGCACAATTCTACCGCAGTCTCACCGGATCCTTAGGGGATCGTCTGCGGGAGGTCTTGCAGGAGACGGATGACGGTACCATTATGACCATCGAAAACGGACGGTGTCCCATGTGGCGGCAGGACGGACTTTGCCGTATTCAGGCAGAGCTGGGCCACGATGCCCTGTGCAAAACCTGCCGGGAGTTTCCCCGTCTGCGCCATAATTATGGTGATTTTGTAGAACTGGGACTGGAGCTATCCTGCCCGGAAGCCGCTCGTTTAATTCTCACTGCGCCCAACGTGGGTTTTGTCTGCCGCGCCCGCCCCGGTGGGGATGCACCGGAATATGAGGAGGAGGCAATGGCTACTCTACGCCGCACCCGTGGGGAGTTCCTTGATTTTTTGGATACCACTTCCCTGTCCTTCCCGCAGATTCTGTCTGTCTTGCTTCTGTACGCACACGATGTGCAGGAAGAGTTGGACGGCGGAGAATCCACAGTTTTGGACCCGGAGCGCTGCATCGCCAATGCCGCCGAATTTGCAGAACCGGGTGATCCACGGAGGTTACAGGATTTCTTTTTAACGTTAGAGATTTTAACCCCCAAATGGGAGACCCGCCTTCGCGGTGATGCCGTTGCGCCCCAATGGGAGACCCGCCACAAGGCACTGCTTCGTTATTTTCTCTGCCGCTATTGGCTGCAGGCTGTTTCGGACTATGATATTATTTGCCGAGCCAAATTCGCCATCTCCGCCTGTTTGCTCATTGGATTTCTCGGCGGTGATTTCATCGAAACCGCTCAGCTTTTCTCCAAAGAGATTGAAAATGATCCGGACAATGTGGAAGCCATCTTAGACGGTGCCTACACGGCTCCGGCGCTGACGGACGTGCATTTATTGGGACTGCTGTAATCTGATTTCGTTTGCCTTTGCATTTCATACGCCTGAAAAGCAGAAAACACCGGGTGCAACGCACCCGGTGTTCATTATGTTATTGTGTATTACCTGCAGCAGGTACTTTCTTGGGAGCTTTTGCTTTTTTCTTGCCGGGGATAAAGATGGCGCCAACCAAGAAGATAACGGAAACTGCCAGATTGATGATGGAATACAGTTCAAACTTATTCCAAACCTCGGTCTGTGCTCTCATCTCTCTAACCAAAGTGCCGAGATCCAAGCTCTTAATCTTAACGATCTCGCCCATGTTCTCGCCCATAGCACTGACATAGCCTTTAATGACATCATCCGCGATTACCGCTTTCTTATCCCAAACGCCCATTCTGATGCCGGCCTCATAAACAACATTATTGATGTTGCCTTCACCGCTTCTGAACTCTTTAACTTTAAGCAAATAATTGGTTAAAGAATTGGTCACATGCATATTGCTCATCATGACATAAATCAGGGGCAATGCTGCTGCCACTGCGATATATCCATAGTATACCAAGGGGATTCTCTGATAACGCTTGATGCTGATATGAATACGCAGGCCGATCGCTACCAGTGCAAAGCAAATAATTGCGCAAATGGTATCGAGTTGCTGATGATCCTTGATATTAAATCTTTCTTTTTCTGCATAGCCCGGGAAATTGGCATACTTGGTGTTGACAAATGCCAAATACAAACCCAAGATCAAATGCATCACCATAAACACAATCAGCTGAGAATGGACAACATATTTGAACCAATTTCTCTTTTCCAGGCTACGGCCGCTCTCCGTAATGCGATAGCCTACCTTTTCTTTCGTCAGGTACATTTTATGTATAGTATTCTGCCACCACCGGACAAGCGATGAAACCCCGTTCTTTATTTTGCCCACCATTTGTAATTCCTCCTGTTTTTCTCATGTAGATAAAAGTGCAAAAGCCAATACTACACATCAAATGCACTATTGATTTTCCAATATTGTCACGCGGTTTACAAGCACTTCGATCAAGAAAGCCGAAATTGAACCTTTGTCAAAGCACCTCACGCATACCAAAAACGCTGTATCTACTTGCATTCTAAGGTATTTTAACACAATTATACAGTTTTGTAAAGATGAATTTACGAAAGTTTGTAAAACCTTTTGCAAAATTTTCTCAGCGCAAAAATATCTCAGAAAAATTGCAAGGCCAACGAATTCCCTCTTGACAAGAAGAAAATCTGTGCTATAATAACAAAGCTGTCCAACAGCACAAGTCAATATGGGGGTATAGCTCAGCTGGGAGAGCGCTTGAATGGCATTCAAGAGGTCAGCGGTTCGATCCCGCTTATCTCCACCAAATTACGTAAAAAGCACCTAAAATCGCAAGATTTTGGGTGCTTTTTCTAACTTTTTTAAGTGTTGCATTTTTCAAGAATTGAGTAAAGTTTTGTCCTATTACCAATCTATTGCCAATGTTTCATAATACAGAAATCCTCGAAATTTCTCGATTTTTCTCTGTTGCCTCCGTCTTCACAATTATGGTATGCTCCTATTATCAATGCAACAGGCGGTGATCTTATGAGAAAAATCCTTATTGCCACAACATCCGAGGTAACAAGTGCAGATCTATCAAATGCCCTGTTCCAATATGAGGTACACATCTGCAATACCGGTACTGAAGCACTTAAATTATTGGAAATACTGCAGCCGGATATTTTGATTCTGGACCTGATGTTGCCCATTATGGATGGATTAACTGTTTTGCGAAAATCCAAATTCAGGCCAAGCACCATCTTGGCGCGTACAATCCTTATCAACAGAGCTGTCTTGCGATCTGCAGCAGAGGTAGGTGTGCAGGATCTTCTGCTGATCCCCTGTACGACCCGCTACATTATAGACCGTCTGGATGCTTTAATCGAAAAAGTCCCCTCCCCGGAACTGTAATCCGGAGAGGGGTACCCTTAATTACATGAGCAGAATTTCGGTGTAGACATATCTTTCACCAACGCCTCTGTAGTCTCTGGCGTAGAAAGTAACGTCTGCTGTGTAATAGTATCCCGGGACTGCATCTTCATAGGTTACATAACCAGTATGGGAGAACGTATATGTATCCGTCATCTCCGGGTAGTCTTCCATATCGAAGGTCCCCACCTCGGTCCAGGACTGTTGGTCCGAAGAACGGTAGACAACAATCTCACTGACACCAATCACATCCAATATTGCACCGTTGGCATCTACATCAAACCAGATCTCAAAAGATGTGGACGACGCTTTATAAAGGTCTGTACCATAGGCTGCAAAAAAGATACTGGCCCTGGGTTCTGTGGGAGTTTCTGCATAAGCCGGTATTGCAAAAACCACACTCAGCGCAAGAGCAACGCATAATACGCGCATAATCTTCTTCATTACAAAGTCCTCCTGTAAATAGATTTAATAATCGTGTAAATATCCTCTTTTGCTAAATTGGTATTCATCAAGCATTCCACACCGTCTATCGTCCACGTAACAGACAAATTTCCTTCGTTTTCTAAAACAAAATGTTTTATATTCCCAGATTCAAATACTTCAACGTCAGTTTCTTCTTTTTCAACTTTTGTAGCTATATCACTGGATATTTTATAAAAAATGAAGATATGTTTATCATTCATCTCAAACGCAGCAATCACTTTACATCCGCCATCCCGCATAGGTGTCTCTTTTAATTCCACCAACTCAAAGCCCTCAGGCAGCCACATAGGCACAACCGGATCCGTGACACCCAGCTCCGTTACCTTATCATACAGCTGCTGCAAACCGGGATGATCCGTTGCAAAGCTGTTATCCTCGTTCGGATAGCTTTCCGTATTATTTGGTTTTACGTGTTCAAAGACACTGCTTGTCCACCGGAACAAAACTTGAAAAATACTCTCTGCACCTACCGTTCGTGGCAATGCCATCACAACGATACAAACCATCGCGACAAGAGCTGCAGCTCCGGCAATCCATCTGCGTCTGTTTTTGGGCTGTTTCGGTGATGTTTCGTGTTCACTCAATTTTTCCAATATAGCTAAGACCTCCGGGTTTTCCTCTACCGGATAGTCTTTTTCTCTCTCTTCTATGATTCTCAATATGGGCAATACCACCTCCTCGTTGGGGTATTCCTTTTCCAGTTCCGCCTGCAGAATTTTATCCAACTCCTCTGTAGGCAGCTGCTTCCATTCTTGGCATGGGCAGGTTTTATTCTCTCTCACGGCAATCCCCCCTTATTACTTTGCACTCCTGCCAAATCTCCAAAATATAAGCTATTCTGGAAATAAATTCACTGTTTGTTGGTTTGTTAATTACGGGCCGGCCTTCATAAGAGAAGTACCAATCCCAAGCCTGCCGGCTACCGTGCCGCCAAGCCATTTTAATAGCCTCTCTGATGGACTGCTCCACCAATTCTTCCGAGTTTTGTTTATAATGCAAGGAAATCTCTAAGTATATATCTTTCGTTAATGTACGCGTTGGGTCTTTGCGTTGCAATTCGATTGCTTTTTTGAGGAACTCAAAACCTACGCACTTTGTTGGTACCCCCAACTCCATCAGGACCACAACAATCCCTGCGCGAAGGTTGTAACGATCCAAATGCCGTGCTAACAGTTGTATATGGCAAAGCGTTCTCTCTATCGTGCTTTCCATTTTATTCCTCCTCTCTATCGCTATTATTGCATAAAGAAACATATTTGTCTATCGAAAAAAGGCGAAAAAACACCCCCCTCCCCGGATTTTATTCCAGAGAGGGGTGTTCTACACAGGGTTCTCAATCATTCTTTATACTTCCGGAGCTTGTCCAGTGCATCCTTAAATTTGTCAAATCCAAACATAGCTGCATAGCCCACAAAGATACCCAACACAACAGCGCCTACTGCATAATACCACATAACCGTGATTTTAAGCACCGCGCACAGAATCCACATGGCCAGTACTGTAACGAGCAGCGCAACGGCCACCGCCACAAAGTTGGTGGGGATCTTGGAGAACAGGTTCTTTACGACCTCCACGATGATGTTGGTCATAAAGACCAACGCTGCCATGACGGCCAGCAGAATGCTGCCGTACTCAAACAAGTTGCTGATAAAGTAATTGATGTTCATAAAATTTCCTCCTTATTTGTGAGCATTTTGGTTTAAATGCTTTTCAATTTTGTTTATTGCCTCTGTAACAGGGCCATTGCATCCCTGCTCTTTAAGTCCCTTGAGACAAGCCAAGAGACCGTAAACGATTAAGGTCTGCTCCTGCTTCATGCTGCCCATATCTGCGTTGTGGGTTGCACGAAGAGCTTTGATGTCGCAGTCCTGCTTTTTCTGTCTATCGACCCAACGTACACCTTTCGCAAGGAAGGCCACAATACCTGCGATCGCAGACATCACAGCAAACGCTGTGATGAGAGTCTGCCAAGTAATTGTAATATGCACCGGCATCACCCCTCACTTTCAGCAATGCCCACACCGGTATGCCCGGCAGCTTCCAATGCCGCTGCCACCTCGTCAGCGGTTTTCTGATCGCTGAACGGGCCGAGGGTAGTGCGGTAATGTACGTGATACACATTCTTGGGTTGTGCCTTTTCCTCCAGTTCCAAGAACTCTGCCGCAGCCTTGGCATAGGCAATACCCAGTGCCTGCAGCTCGTGATCCTCGTTCCAGTCCTGAATATCCTTAAGGTTGTCCACAAAGGCGCCCTCGTTAAGGATAGCAGGCATATTGGTGTATTTCAGCACTGTCCAGTTGGGGTTAATCTTCACGCCAGGAGCTGCGCCATACAGCCGCAGGTTCTGGCCCGCCTCCTGCACATATTTGGCAAAAAGTTCACCCAAGGGCACCCGTGCCTTGCTGTAAACATAGCACTCAAACCCGTCACCCTCGCCGGCATTCAAATGGATGGAAACAAACAACGCTGCTTTCCAAGTGTTAGCCTCCCGGCAAATTGCCATCAGGTCATCCCCGGAACCAATCATGACCTCGCATTCGTAGTGCGCCAATAAATACGCGCTCATATACTGTGCAATCTTTACCGCCAGTTCCCGTTCTACCTCGTACCCCACCGCGCCGGGATCCTTGTCCGAATGGCCGGGATTGATATAGATTTTCTTCATAGTTTATTCCTCCTGTTGTAAATTGTTTTTACCCTTATATCCCACAAAGGACTTTTACAGTTTCGCCATTGATCTGCACCTCTTTCCAAACCGGTTGGGCTTCCCCGCTCTCTGCAAGTCGCATCAATGTCTTGCCATCATCTGTTGTAGCAACGGTGAAAGACTCTGCGCCTGTTGCATTGTAAAGAAATATGCCTGATTCTTTTCGGCTCTTAGCTTGATTGGATAAAGTTGCCATTGATAATCGCAACACCTCATTTTCATCGAATTGTACAGCCGTCCCTCCGAATAAGCTGAACGTATCGCCCTTCGCAGTACAAAATCTCGCATTATCCAAATCGAAATAGGTAGATCCGTCCTTAGATTTCAGCACGCCGGAGGTAATCGTATTGGCCACAATTTCCACCGCTTCCAAGATGATACCCCTCAAATAAGAAGCATTGAAGTAAACCTGCCCGTCTTTCCCTCTGTATAACCCCTGCATTTTTCCATCTTCGGTCAACAAGTTAAAAATCTGTTCGTGATCCAATCCTTCATACGCATCCTTAGCCTCCTGAGCGGCATTCTGCGCCTCCCTTGCCGCCGATTCCGCAGCTGCGGAATGACCCATTACCTCCGCAAATTTTTTACCGAATCCGTGCTTGCGTTCCAGATCCGCCACCGTTCTTGCACCTTGTCTATCCTGTTTGCTCATAGGCCCCCTCCTTTCAGTCCTAATGAAGAGAGGACCGTTTCCGGTCCTCTTAGTCCCATTGTACTGTACCGTTGGTCATAACCTCAAACCCAAGCTCCAATAACGCATTCACTCTGTCCTCGTAGGTAAAATCCTCAATGCTGTTGATGTATTGGAGGATTTCATAATTGTAGGTATTGTCGCTCTTATACTGGCTCTTGTACAGTACAAGCTTTGCCTCACGCGGGATATCCAGATTATTGATATACTGGATCTTCTTTTTCTTTGCTGAGCCGCTGATGGTATCTCCGTTTGCATCCTTGTCCGCCTTGATTGCGCTAAGACCCTTGGTGTAAGTTTGGTATTTTTCAAAATCGCCTGTAATCGCTTTGGATACCGTATACTTCCCCGGATTCTGCTGTGCATAATCAAATTCTTCAAAGCTGTCAAAGGAATCATAGTCCGTCATATCGATCGGCTTCTTGCGGCCGGAGATATTGTTGATTAACAGATTCTTTTTGGGAATCGGCAAATCAAGACTGTCAATATAGTCCGCTTTCTCACCGATCTTCGTCAGACCCTGCAAGCCTTCCCGGTACTCCCAATAATCCTGAATGGGCATATCCACATCGATAAACTCTTGGATCTGCTTTTTCTCCAAGGGCTTTCTGTCGTTATCAAAGTAATCCCTTGCATTCTTGGATGCATACTGGCCGAACACCGCCGCCTGTATCCGGTTCCCCAATGTATCCTCCACCGGGAATCGAAGATTGCCGCTTTCTGTATAAGATCCGGCAACAAGCAAATCATCATCGAACATTTGAAGGCCTTGCCAGGTTTTCTTACCTTGTCCGTAACCACCCGGCAAAACATAATACGGCAGTGCTTCGCCAATGGTTTCCCACCGGCTCTTTTCGTTTCCGTAGGCATCCTTTCCGGTAATTACTTCCTTTACCGGGAGTGCTGATGCAATAGGAATACGTCCTCCTGTGAAGGTGCTGGTGTAGGGCAAGTCTTCCAAAAGGCCAAGGAATGCCTGCTCCAGATTGTCACCGAAGGTATCCTCACTGTCCTCCTCATCATCGAAGCCAAATAGCTTCATCAGGTTTTCCACAATGTCAAAGGCAGGGTTATAGCCGGCAATCGCCTCATAAGCCTGTCCAAACAGGTGCTGGAAGATGGCAAGCTGCGCCATAGTGGATGCCACCTTTGCCGCTTTCCTTGCGTTGCTCGACCCACTCTTGGCTTTTGCCTCTTGAATCACGTCGTACCCCATGGCATCCAACTGATTGCGCACTTCCAACTGGAATTTGGTAATCAATCCCAAGGTCTTGGAGTTGTAGAGCTGCGGCATCTGCCCCAAGGAACGGTCACCCATCAATCTGGATGCCCATTCACCTGCGCGGATGTGGGCCTGCTGGCTGTCCATTCCCTTTCGTGTCAGCTCATTGTACTTTGCCCGCACAATTAACTCCGAGGATAGATTGTCCACCGCACTCATCAGTGCATACCCCGGGTCGGAGATTCGCTGCCACGGTGTTTTGGCAAATTGGTCTGCGCCTTTTCGCCGGATAAGGGCCGGGTCAATTTCCACAAATCCGTCGCTGTGGAACTTATTGGAAACCGTTTGCGCAAAGGCTTTCACCATATCTCTTTTGGGCAGCATTGCAGTTGCCTGCACCACCGGTAGCACATTGGTGCCGGCAGAGGAAATGTTGTAACCCACCATATTCTTACCCACCTGCCCGTTAAGGGTGTGCAGAAATTGGATCGCCCGCCTGCCGAGTACGCCTTCCACACCACGGTCAATCAGCGCGGTCTTTCCGGCAAAGATATTTGCCTCCTCATTCAGGAACTTTGCGTAAGTAGACAGGTGGTTGTCAAATACTTCCTTGATTCGCTGCTCCTGTTCTTCGGGCGAAAGGCTGTCCAAATCTTCAAGGCCGTTTGCTTGTCCAAACATATCTGCTATGTAGTTTCGCATTGCCCGGAAGGTTTGAATATCGTCAATGTGATAAATCTGATTCTTGGCGCTGTTCATATACCGCTCCAAGCCGCCCAGTAAGTCGTAAGTAGTCTTGTCGCCTTTTCTTTGCATTTCGCTGGCAAAAAAAGGCTTGCCGGGCTTCAGGTCTGCCGTTACGCCGTTTAGATCTGTGGGCAGGTCCTTAGCGCAGACATCATTGGGATTGAACGGCACACCGATTTTAGAAAAGGTATCATCCATTGCCCGGAAGTGCAGGAAATAATTATCCCGTCGGGGAATCGGCGGGTATCCGTTCCGCACTCTTGCCGCGTTAATGGCATCCAACGTATCGTCATACATCTGCCGGACTTCCTGGCTTTTGGCAAGGGCTTTGATCTTCGCCTGCTTCTCCGTGTCCGGAAAATCCGCCGCCAGCTCTGCATCCCCGTATTGGATATACTCACCTACCTCGTTGACCCAAAAGCCCTCGCCGTAGATCTGTGCCGCCCTGTTCTCCTTGGAGTCGGTCTTGATGCCGTACCGCTCAGACATTTTCCGGATTTTGTCGATCTGTCTGTTGAGCCATTGGATACCGTCAGATTCATTGAGTGCTGCCTTATTGACAGTCAGGTCGTTGATGATCTGCCCGGCCTTGTAACCAAATGTCTTTTCGTTCACGCGCTGCGGCGTGTTGTCCACGGTGGCGAAAGTTGATAGATTCTTAGCATTCTTCAGAAGTGTGATCAGATCATATCCCGCATTGGAAAGTGCCGTTTCGATTTTCTCCATAATGCCATTCTGCAGCACCTTCCGGGTAAGCCGTTCCATCTTCTTTTCTGTCTCCGGTGTAGCTGTGGTTTCTTTGCTGTACGCCTCCCGTACCCGTTCCAGTGCCTCCTCAACCTTGCTGCCCCGTTGCTGATATAGCCTGTCAGCCTTTACAAGCTGGGCAACATAGTCCTCTTCAGATACTTCCTCGCGTAGCATCATCCGGTAGAGTTTTTCAACCCTTTGGTCCAGCTCGTCCGTCATCCGCCACGGCCCGTGCAATTCCTTCTCCGCTTCCATCCGCATAATATCTTCCTGGGTAGGCGCTCCCATTTCTTCCGCCACAGATTCACCCATCGAATACTTGACACCGGCCACATCTTCGGGTATATTATTAGTAGATGCATCTGATGAGGCACCGTGGGAAATACGGTTATTTGTACCGCGTCCCACACCGCCCAAGGATGCATCCTTTTTTATACCCCAGTTGTATATTTGACTTTCCCGTGGTGTCGCAACATCCCGCACAGCAATTCTTACGCCAACAATTTCATCTCCAATCTGCACCGGCGTATAGAAATAATTCCAGCGGTACACATTGGGATCTCCGTCGTAATCCGGTGTAGAATACAGGTAACGTGCGTTCCGAAAGATCTTCTCTGTGGAATAAAGCATATTTGCTTTTTCCTGTGTCACCTTCTCCAGAACCTCATTGATGCCGGTGCTGTACAGTTTCGCATCCAAAATCTTTCCGTTTATCTCAAACTCGAAGTTTTGATTACTGAGACCTATAAGGAACTGCCGAATATTGTTCTTGAGTTTGTTGATCGCATCTTTGAGTATCGGTGTGCGCTCTTTTTTCTTCATACTTCGCAGATCTGGGAAGGATTGTTCCACCGTATCTATTACATCCTGCGTAACCGTAACAACCGAACCTTCCGCTACCATAGCATCGTGTGTAGACTGCATAATGCTTGTCTTTGTAGCATCATCGTTGTACGCAACATTTCTCCACACGGGGCTTTCGCTGTTCGCATAGTCTTCCAAGCTAATATGGCTATTCTTATTTTCCACAGTCCCTTGTGTTTCCACATCTGCCTGATAGGCGCCAATAACTCTATTAAATGCCTCATTAAAGTCTCTACCGGCCGTATCGTAAGCTTCTTTCACTTTGGAAAGCTCCACAAAATACGCATTGTCTTGGATTTGATTTGTTTGCTGCAGGCGATAGAGCTTCTCCAGTTCTCTGTCCAGGCCGTTCTTCATCAGCAGAGGTCCTTTCAGTTTTTTATCCCGTTCCATCTGAGCAATATCCTCCCGGGTAGGCATTGTGACCTCCTGTCCGGCATTATGATGTTCCGAAGAAGCTGCGGCAGTCTCATCAAAAAGCTCTTCCAAAACTGTTTTGCTGCCCTGCGCCGGTGCAGCTCCCGCAGGATCGCCGGCAATTCCCTGCTGTTCAAGCCCCTCCGGCAACGGTGCAATATCCTCCAAGACCACATCTTTGCCATAGATATTTCCGGGCAGAGGTGCAATATCGTTGGCGGCATTTTCCTCGGATAGGGATTTTTTGTTGTTGACAGTCGATCCTTTTTGTGCTACATTTATTGCATTGGAATCCTCAAGAATGGCGTTAGGTGACTTGTTCTCCGAAACGGCGGTAGAGGATTCCGATTTTTTTAGTTCAAAAGAATCTGGGTGGATATCCACTACATCATAAAAAACTGCCCTCCCGTCGCTTGTAATTCCTGCCAACACTACAGCACTATATGTCCTGTCACCCGACTGGATCAGCGTTTTTCCGCGAACAAAATCAACATAATCATCTCGTTCATACTTAAGCTCATTATCGGCTTTCCACTCAGTTGTCACCTGAATAACATCATCGAGAACGGCCGATGCTCGCATTTTGTCGAGGTATGCAGTTGGATTCTTGCGAGCCAAGGCTTCCGAATAGTTTGATCTTGTATACTCATCTCTGGAATCCTTGTTTCCCACCAATTCAATTCCATTTATAACAAATCCATCCGCGAACTTTTTAAGCTCTTTGCTGGCAGCTTTTTGTGCTTTTTTCTTTGTGGCTTTATCCCAAGAACTTGCATCAATATTGCTCAGTATGTCATTATCAACAACAGCAACCATTCGCCCATCTGTTGTTTCACCAATAGAATACCTCACCCCACCATCTTTGGTGGGATTTTTTGTTTCTGACCGGTAGGCTTCCTCAAAGATCTTCTTAATCTTCTCCAGCTCTCTGGCTTCCTTGCTGCCGGCAGTGGCCAGCTTGCAAAGGTGCTTGATCTCGTCATAGATCTTTTGGAAGATGTTCCGATGCTCTTTGGACAGATGGTTGATAAAGTCACTGTCGGTAAACAGGTAGTCACCTACGAGATCCGCCACCAGCTCCTGCTCGATGTCAGCATCCCTGCCCTTGTACAGCTCCGTAAGGTTCTGCAGACGGCTGTCATACTCGCCCTTGTTCTTGGCATACTGGGTAATGACCTCCTTGAGCCGATCGTATAAATCCGTACCCTCAAGAACGTGAGTAATCTCGTGTCCGACCACACTGTTGAGGGCTTTTGCGGAATTGACGTTGATCGTAACACCGTTCTGATCCAAATAGCCGTTCACGGTCACACCGTTCAATGCAAAACCGGATTCTCTCAGCTTTTGATTGTTGGTGAAATCAAAAGGTACACCCGTATCTGCAGATACCTTTGCAACCCAGTCCACAAATTCGTGGGTTCTGTTGGTGTTGTTCAGGATCCCACTTTCCACAGCCTTTTTAACCGTTTCCTGCTGCTTAGCATCATACTTTGTCAGGTCAGCCTCGAACACCTGCCCCCGTCTTGCTTTCTCGTTGTAGCTTTCACTCAGCAAGGTATCCTTTGCAGTAAGCTCTTTTACCTCAGAGAAAAGATTGGACTTGGCGGTTTTGGTGTCCATTCCCTCAAGCTGCTTTCGGATCTCCGTGAGCCGTTCTCTCTGCTTGACTGTAAATTGGCTCTCCGGTGTATTCTCCAAAGCTTCCAATTCCTTTTTAAGGGAGCTTTCCTCATCAAGCATAGATTGATAGCGCTTGTAGCTATCTCCGCCCAAAACGCTCTCTATGATGTCTGTGTCTATCTGACCGCGCTCCACTCTTTTGACCACATCGTCATAGAGCTTGTTTTTTTCTCTGAGGGTCAGCTTGCCGTTCTTTTGTTGTTCAGCCAGTGCATCGGAATAGATTTTGTCAACAACCTTTTGCTCATTTTGGCTCAAGCCGGTGACAAAGTCTCTGCCGTTCTTGGTCGAGCTGATAAGACCTTGTTTTCCCGGCGCCTGCACAATGGCACTCGTCAGCGTACCTGTCATAAATTGGTCAAATAGTTTTGCGTCTGCAAGAACTGTCAGAAAATCATCATCCGACAGATATTTATACTTGCCGTAAGCCTGTGCAAAACCTGCGACAACTTCTTCAAAACCTTCTGCGCCGGATTTGATGCCAAATTCCACAATGTTTTTGGCAATTTGATTCTTAAACTTGCTCGACGCTGCTTTTGCGAACATATCGTCTAAACTTGATAAACCTTTGCTAAAGCCAAGTGCCTTAACGCCCTTACCAAGACCGCCAAATATGGCTTCCGAAGCAACATCGGCGGCAGCGGAATTTAGGCCATATTTCCACATATCCCAGCCGGTTGCACCGGCTTGGTATGCCTCGCCAAGTCCGGAGCCCAGACTACTAAGGCCCTGCGTGCCAAGCGTTAATACAGTTGTGCCGGTAGTACCAAATCCGGCTGCTGCACCAGCACCGCCAGTTGCCCACATAGCGCCAACCTGTCCAACGCCTTGAACAACATTATCAGACTTTTCCCCCAGGAAAGATGCGTTGTCGATACCGGTAATATCCGCCACATCGTCAGCAAACGATTTCACATCATTTTGTGCTGCTATTTTTCTCTGTTCGTTTGCCCATTCGTCAAACCCCGCCCAGTCACCAATCTGGGCAGCAGCATAAGTACCTGCATCGACTATACCCTCTCCAAAGCTCAGAAAGCCCTCACCAAGATTCAATGCAACGTCACCAATTGTTCCCAAAATTGCCTTGGCAACACCCTTAGCCGTTCCATCTGCAGCACCTTTTTGGAAATACGTTGGGTCTTTTTCTTTTGCAGTCGCATCAATGATATTAAAATCTTTGTGAACTTCCAACAGATTTGCCCACTCCGGGAGTTTTTGGGCTCGGCTGGCTTTTAACTTATTGTACTCATCCATAAAATTCATAGAATCACCAACCTAACGTAGTTTATTTGAATGCTGCTGCGCCCGTCATGTAACCTGGATAGTAACCACCGGTATTAACGTAGCGATTTGTCTTTCGGAATCTCGTAACACCGTCCGGACCTACATATTCCTCCACTTGTCCGGATCTTATAAGTTCGTCAAGACCTTCTGCGTTAATCGGTCCATAACCAAGGTCCATAACACTTTGCATTGTGCTTTTGTTTTTACTCCCAGCACCATGTAAACCACCTGCCGCCACAATGTCAGCATCATCAAAAGAAAAAGTACTCTTCATATTTTTCTCAAAAGCATCCACCGCGTCGGGAAAAACATCCACCGCGTCGGGGTTAAGATCGTAATAACCCAAAGGCCCGGTAATCGTTTCATCCGGGTTGCCGGCAACAAAAAGATTTTCCTCTTTGATCTGCTCCAGCAGATCTTGGTACCGCTGATCGTAAATACTCTCGATCTGGGCTTTTTTATCCGCTTTCTCCAAGATCAGACCGTTCTTACGCTGGAAGCCCTGCAGGGACAGCTCCAGCTGCTGCTGAAAAGATGTAAAATAAATCTCTGCCAGCGCAGCACTGTTTTGCAGCTGTGCCTCCTTTATGGCATTGGTGAAGCTTTGTACTGCACTGTCATAAGCTGCCCTGGCAACCGCCACCCGGTTCTGATAGGTGTTGTACATGCTCACCAGCGAGCTTTCGCTGAAGCCGGTCCCTGTCATGCCGTTAGTTGCCATCTTCTCGGCATTCACGCCGTAAGGATTGCTTTGCTTCTGCCAGTCCGCATAAGCAGCAGACTGTTCTTGAATATAGTCCTTTTCGGCCTGTTGCTTCTCCTGCTCGATCTGCTCAACAGTAAAATCCGTCTGCTCTTTCTGTAATTGGGTCTGTTTTTCTTCCCACTCTTTTGTCGCAGAGATTTTCGCATTGTAGTAATCGTCGGATGCATCGATCATATCGTCATAGGTTTTGTTACTTTCGCGTATCCTTGACGCTTCTTCAGCTTTTATCTCCGCTTTGCTGGTACCGTCAAAAATCACATCCAATAATCCCATTTTCTCACCTCTTTATGTAACCACCAATAAAACACTCCAACGTGACGGTTTCCAAGCTGAACCGGGTATTGGAGCAGAATTTCAATTGAATATCCTTGAATTTCTTCCGCTTGATCCTGCTGACAAAATAATCCGTCACCTGCTCATAGGTCCCGATCAGCTCAAACTCCGTATTCTCCACCTTGGCATACACCGCAATGTCACCGGTCGCTTCCGCAACACACCCTCTTTTGTTGGTTGTCTTCAGCTTGTGCGGTGCAGAAAACCGGTCCTTCGGCGTCACCCAGTAGCTTTCGATGTTACACTGCATATCTGTCAGTGTATATACACCGTCAGCTGTTCCCAGATAGAGGATTCCGTCATTCACTTTAGCGCAGGTGATCTCCTTTTCCAGCTCCCAATAGAACCAATCGTACTCGATGTGGTTTTCGTTGGTAAAGGCCGTTCTGGAGTCTGCTAAGTACACTTTGTTGCCAATAAACACAAGCAAATAGCCTTCCCATTCAGCAAGGCACATTTGCTTATATTTCGGCTCTGCAATCATCTTTCTGTCCACAAGGGAGCTCCGGTGCGCCGCCACCTGCTCTGTTGTCACGTCACCGCTGATCCCCTCCATACCTCGTTCAGAGAAGAAAACAATATCGTCGTTAAAGTTGATCGCCTTGCCCACACAGCCTGTCGCAACACTGGAATGCACGGAAGGATAGATCTTACCGTATTCATCATCCAGTGTAGGGATGTGGTAAAACACATTTGTATTGGCGTCTGACGGCTCCCGGAACACCCACAGGGCATTGTTTCCGGCAACCATGCCTTTTACTTTCGCCCTGTCCATTCCCTCCTGATAGTAATCAAGATCGCTGCAGTAGGAAGGGTCGTGTAAGCTGCAGTGCCACACATAGTTGGGATAGTCCGGGTTTCCGCTGAAAAACACACGGTTGTCAAATACCTGCAGCATCGTGGTTTTTAGAATATTTTCCCGGTAGCCGGGGACGGTCTTCCGAAACTGGATCGATACGTTGTCCTGTCCGGGCGTTCCCGGTTTTTTCTGTGCTTGCACAAAAGAAACTACTCCCTTTTCATAGTCAACGGTATAATCGCTCTGTTCCGGATTTTCCTTAAGTTCTCCATCAACATAAACAATAGGCTCATAGTCTGCATCGATATTCTCAGCATCAAGGTAGAAATCAAAACTTTCCCCATCTGCAAGGAATGTGTTGATCCTTTCGCCGGTAAGCATATTTACATCCTCGTGTTTCGTACCGCCACCGGAGGGTTTTCTTCCGATGGATGTCGTCGGCACATAACCAAAGACGGGCCGAATGCCTGCATCATCCATCTGCAGGTAGTTTATTCCGTCTTTGAAATACCACACGTTCTCGTGAATAAAGGCTTCGCTTGCTTGTCTGTTTAAGCCGTCGTATAATTGTTTCTTCAATTCACCTTTGTCCATATACAAAACAGTGCCGCAATGCACCAGAAGCGTCCCCTGAAAGAAGAACACGCCGTACACCGTGTCGTCATATTCTTCCAAAAGTTCCATTCCCGGCCGTGTACGGATGCTCTCGGTTTCTTTGTAGTCCTTCCATACATTCAGGCTGTCAGGGCTTCGTCTGATGTTGATTTCCTCGCCGCGAAAATCCACACCGCGGAAATTGCTGTAGATTCTGGTAATCAGATCGCCGGTTTCTGCGCTCATACATTCACACCGCCTTCAATGTAGATGCTGGCCAGCTGGTACCTGGGATCCAGCCGCTGCAGCATTTTTTCGTATCTTTCAGAATAAATCGCGCCATACTTGGCAGATACATCGCTCTTAAGCAGATCTGCGGCAATACCGTAGGGCATAATTTCCAACACATCAGAGCTAAGCTCAAATTCGTAAGCTTTTGCCTTCGTTTTCTCTGTGATCCGCTCCGGGTAGACATAAACATCAATCTCAGCCGTACCGCTCTCCAAAATTTTGAGAATTGTGCCGTCCCCTTTCGGAACGTAATTGACACCGCATACCGTTTTGATTTGGTAAATCTCATACCCGCAAGCCTTTTCAATAGCCGCAAAGTCAATAATGTCACCGGCAGTAACCTGCATTTCCACATACTTGGGAATCTTCTTGATTCTCGCCAGCTCAAACATAATCTGATTCGTGACAGATCTTATCTTGGCTGCAATATCGGGATCATCCGTAAGATGTTCACTGTTAGGATTCAATTCCTCAATCAGTGCAAGCACCTTCTTGTCCATTTCTTCCAGATTCATTTCTTCACCCCTTTATAGAGAAAGCACCACCCGGCCGGGCAGTGCTTTTATTGCATTGTAATAACAGCTAATAAAATAATGTGGTAGATTGCAAGCAGTGCATACGCCGCCAGCACCACCCAGCTGACCCCATCCCACCATTGGAAGGTCTTTTCGAGACCCTTGTCCCGGTGTTTAACAGTGGCATAGAGGGCAATAAGCAGCGCCCCCATACCGACCACCTTCACCGGTACGGCAAGATGGTTTTGGTATAACCACCTGCCGACAGGGTTTCCCTCGATCTCGATGCCGTACTTGCTGACCCAGTGGGATGTCATTGCAAGGTCGAAAAGATTGAGAATGTAGGCGATAATCAAACGGATTTTCACGGTATCACCTCTTATTCTTCCGGTTCAATGTCGGGGGCAGGTTTATAGTAAGAAACTGTAATAACAACATCGTCCGTCGGGTTAAACAATGTGATTGTGTAGTCAATACAATTGATGAATTTTTCCGCAGATTCATAGCTCCACTCTGCCCCAGTGACATATACATCAGGAGCAAAATAATCCTCAGAACCGACTGCATACAAGTGGAATATAACCGTTTCACCTTCACGAATAGTAGCAGGTGCAGTGTTATCCGTGATCTCTACTCCAACTTCTGCACTCACCGTAATGGTGTACACTTCGGTATCATCTGCGAACACCTTAACCACCACATCCGTTTCCATCACCTTGTCGGCACAGTGCAGGGTTGCGGTTTGTCCTGCTTCTGCCCGGGTGGTAGTGCCGTTGTAGGTAATATTTCCGGCATCGGTGCCAAAGCCAATCACAACATCGGTTGCCATTTTTTTGCCGGCGCAGTTTAACACAGCAGTTTCACCGGTAGCAAGCAAAGCAATAAAATCCCCGTTGTATAAAACACTTGTTGGATCCTTCGGTGTAGGCTCCCCAATAAATTCCGCCATACCCTCACCCCTATTCCACCGTCACGGAGCCGTCATAGACTGCCGGGGTATTGGCTTCGAGCGCACGAACACGAAGGTTAATGTCAGTGCACAGCTCGCTCATTTTTGTAATCTCATACATGAGTTGCTGTGCTGTCAGGGCGTTGGCCGCTTGCCACAGAGCCTTGATCTCCTCCCAGGCAGTGCCTTTCTTCTCATAGATCGCAAAGCCCGTATAAGCATTCTCGCAGAAAGAAATATGGAAGAACTCGCTGGCGCCCTCTGTATATTCCGGTAGAGTTACCTCAAACTCACACACACCACTTACAGGGTCGTTTTCAATGTCTGCATCCGGATTGATAAGTGTTCCCGCAGCTCCCTCAAAGCCGTATGCCATAGCTCCGTAGGCATAGGTCTTAATTTTTATCGTCTTGCCATACAGATAGGTGTAATCTGCAATAACATTGCCTTCGGTGTCCTGCTCTTCTCCGAGAAACAGTCGGTATACAGAACAGCCTTCCTGTTCTACCGCCTGTCCGTCTGCTCCTTGATAGCTGTTTTCATAAATCACATTGGCATCCAAAGCAAACACATCCTTGCTGCCAAGGTCTGCTACCGTTTCAGACTTCGCATATTTGCGGTCAAACTTGTTGTAAACCAGCCAGCAAATATCTGCAACACCATCTGCATTGATTACGCCGTCATCATTGCGCCGAATGACGACTCGTAATTGTGTGATTGCAGTTTTTTCTTTTATGTAATCTGCAAGTGCAAACGATGTTTGCCAACCTGTATTTCCAAGATATGTGTTGTCTGCAGCATAGAAATGTCCAAAAATTTGGTAATCAGCGTCACTTAACAAACATACCTCGTCACCGCAAACACTTATATAATCACTGCGCCGGCGGGTGGCATTGGACAGTTCCATTCCGCTGCTGCCGTTTATGGATCCTGCTGTAAACCCTATGCTGTTAAGGCCATGAAGCACTTCTGTTACCGCCTTTTGGCTCATTGCCGCAGTTTCGCTGATGCCGATTGACTGAGCAAGTTCAGCTGCAGGCGAAGCATCTACCATGCCGGCGATCTTTTCCAAATCCTCATCTGTCGGCACATAGCTTTCGCCCTTCAGCGACTCCAGCCACTCTTCCTCCGTTCCTTCAAAGCCATTCAGCAAAGCAACCTCGTAGGCGCTGTAACCTCTCAGTTCATGCAAGCGGTTAATGCTTCCGCGCAAGGTCTTGCCTTTTATCGATCCTGTTAAACTCATGCCTGCATTCTCCTCCCTTAATCTGTGATTCCTTCAGGAAACAGTCTGAATACAGCCGGACCTTCCTCCGTGTAGCCGATAATAGTCTGAATGTTACCGTCCGAAATTAACTCAATCTCGTACCAGTAATCCGTTGGCTTGTTGATTCCATCGCCCAGGCTTGTATCCTCCCCGGACAGGAATATTTCCACCTGTTCCGCATCCTCCAGCACCGGGAAATCCCGCTGCAAAACTACATTCTCACAGCGCTTTTTCTCAAATATTTTAATTCGTACCAAATCCCCCTTCTGAAACACATAGGGCTCGCCATCTTCCTCTGCCGAAACGGAGAAAAAGACAACATCCCCTCTGGTCGCAGAGATCGTATTTCCGTCGAACTTAAACATTTTGATCACCTCACATTATCAAAATACAGGGGAGCGATCCGCTCCCCTTTTTATTCGCCTATCCGGCATAGATCCCCCTTAATTGGGGCATATCATTTCAGCAATTTATACTGCTCAATGGCTTCATCCACTAAGCACATTCTGTATTCCGGAATTGTAAATCCCACACCCTGTACGTATACAAGAAGCTGTCCCTTTTCGATCTCCACCTCCTGGTGGGATTTTTCCGCCACCTTCTTACCGTTCTTTCGCAGGTAAGACCTTTCGATGTCGGTAATAAGCACGTCGTCTTCAATCTTCTGTGTTACCCGGAAATCGTACCCTTCGTCTGTGTCGTGATCCTCACACAGCGCAATGTCCTCGCCGTCATATCGAAAACCGCCATAGAATCCCACATTGGGTAGCACCACATACTTTTCCAAACTTTCCAACTGTTTCATAGTTACCTCCTTTTTCGCACTTGCCCGAGTTGCACGGACTATACTCACAGTACGATAAAAGGGGCGGTGTACCGCCCCTCATTTTTAGTACAGCACCGCTGCCTTTACCGCCACATTGGCAGGTACACACAGGATCGTGCCGTTATTGTTGGCCCACTTTGCGCTTTCAAAGCGGAACACAGCCAGCTCGCCGGCCTTCAGCTCATATACCTCGTCGCTTGCGGAGGCAAAATAAGAACCCTTGGTAGGCTTCTTAACCGTGAACGTGTGGGCAGCATCCGCCGTATTGTGAACCAGTACGATCACATACTCATCAGACGCACGGGGCAGCGCAAACCGGAAACCATCGTTTGCAGCGGTGGCAGCCTCAAACACAACCGGCGTAATCTTGTTCAGTTCGCCCTTTGCGGGGGTCATTTCCTTGATAGCCATAGCAATTCTCCTTTCTGATTAGTGGGCCTTGATAACGTACAGCTCCTTGGGCCGTACCACCTTTGCACCGTACACGTGCAGACCCTTGATGATGTCAGCAAAGCCTTTCTCCTTGCGGGCAGTTTCGACCTTGTCGATCTGACCGGCAAAGGCAATCGCCTTCTTGGTGCGGATCATCTCGTAGTCGTCCGTGCCGTCGTTGTACAGGTTGTTGGACATACGCAGGTAGGTGTTTGCATACTTGCCCAAGGCGCCACGCTTGATGAACTCCACGTTCTCGGTGAACAGCTCGGCCAGCTCGGTGCGCAGGCCCACGATATGCTCGGGGTTCAGATCTGCGGCAAGCTCGGTCTTCTGAGAAACGTTGTTGCCGTACAGCTTGATATGTGCCTCGTTGATGGGGGTGAGGAAAGATGTAAGGGTGCTGATGTCGGTGGATGCACTCATCATGTCCGCATTGGCATCCTTTGCCTTGGAGCCTACAAAGGCATCGGCGGATTCAGCCAGTGCGGTTTTTGCTTCGTCAAACTGGGTTTCCAAATAGCCGGCCTGAGACTGTGCCTTATCCACATCATCTACCTCGAAAGCGAAAGCGTCGGATTCGGTGATGTCCAGATACTGGGAGTTGTCACCCAGGTTCTCGATCTTCAAATCCTTACCGGGTTCATACTTCTGGATCGTGGGGCGAACCGCACCGACGATCTTCAGGCGGGCGCCAAGCTTCATCTCGCCCTCAAACTGGTAGTCGCACCAGTTTGCAAGGATCAGATCCTTCTTCAGTTCAGTCTGGCAGTATTTACTCCAGAACATAGGCTTAAAGTTACCAGCCATAGTCAATCATTCCTTTCATTGTTTGTTTTTACCATTTCTTCATGGATTCACGTACTCTCTGGAAGATTACGGGATTGTCCAGGTCTTCCGGCTTCAGCTTGTCCACGTCTTCCGGTGAGTAATACGTTTTCTCCTCGCCATGGCTTCCGTTTTTCATAGAGCCAATGGCTTCCACATTAGATGTTTTCGTCGCCTTTTCGTACAGCTTATAAACATCTGCCATCGATGCAGTTTCTTTGAATTGCCCGGCAAATGCCTTGAACTCCGGACTGTTGTACACGGATTCCGGAACGCCGATACTGGACAGTTCCCGAGTTCTCTCAGCACTTTGCCGATGTTCAGCCAACGCCTTAAATACCAGTTTTTCCCTTGGGGTCATGTTGGCAACGCCAACCTTGGCCAAGCGGTCAACCTCGTCAACCACTTCCTCAAAGCCGGATCGGATAATCTCGTCAGCCTCTGCCCGGGCAAGCACCTCGTTCTCTCTGGCAGATAGCTGCGGCTTATCCGGCATTTTCATGCCTTTGCTCTGGTAATACTGTGTCAGCCTTTCAGTGGCCTCTTCAATGCTCTGCGCACCTGTGCCCGCCTTCACCAAATCGACGAGTGCGCCGTATTTCTGGTCGTACTCTCTTTCGACCTTGGCTCTGGTCCGGGCCTTACTTTTGCCCACAATGTCATTTACATCATCTTGCGAAAACATCTTGGGCTGCTCTGCTGCAGCTTCTTCTGTGGGCTGCGCCACATTTTCAGTAACTTCCGTTACAAGGTTTTCGTTGTTTTCCATTTCCATACGAATTTCCTTCCCATTTTTTGTTTCGGTGTTTGTTTCACCATATTTCCATGTGCTTTTTATGCCATCCCTGTCTGGGCAATAAAAAACACCCTAAGCGGGTGCTCTTTCTTCATCAAGTGCTGCCTCTGCTTCTGCAATTCCCTTGCCCATTTCTGCTTTCTTCTGCATAAGTATTTGCCTCCGGGCACCGGCAATCTGATCGGCTTGTCCATCTGGATCCTGCATAAGGAATTGCAGCGCCCTCTGCTGCATCATTTGTGCTTTCGCCTGGATTTTGGCGATCTTCTGCTGCTCTTTCTCCCATTCCTCTATCACATCAAGAAGTCTCTGTTTCGGCATTACAGAATCATCATCCAAGGTCTTTACATACAGCTTCAGCTCCGGCATCCGCTGGGAGTTGAACAACCCCGCCACCAAAAGATTTTCCATGCTCTGTTCCTGTGCATACTTGTCAAATGCGCCCTTCGGGGTAATATCAACCTTCACCACCGGCTGTAAAGCTTTCAGAGTCGCTTGCGGAATCTCTACAAGAACGGTTGCTTTTTCATTTGTTGCCGGGTCTGTAACCTCTTCTTCCAGCTGTATACTGTCATTGTACACAGTGATAATATCCAGCCATATTCTTGCCAAGTCCTCTATAAAGCCTTTGGCATAGGTCAGGTGCTCGGTTAAAGGCTGCTCCAATGCCTTCTGTACCGCAAGGATTGCCCTGCCGGATGCGCTTTCGGGATTGATTTGACCCGTTGCGACCTCACCCGCACCGGCAAGCTCCCGCGTGCTGTTGATAAGCTCATTTAACAGCTTCTCCGCATCCGGGGACATCTGCGCCGGGTGGACATGGGTAAAGACTTTCGCCACATCGTCAACAGTTTGGCCGCCTTTGACCTTTATGATGCCGCCGACCTCATCCAGTGCCGAGGGGTTAAGGATCCTGTCAATATTTACTACCTTTTGCGTATAGGCAGTGTTCTTGACCGTCAGGGCCCTGCGCATAGCGGTTTTGTTTGTTTCCAGCTGATTCGGGATCAGCTGCCGAACTTCACCTTCGCCGCGGGCCGAGCCCTTTTTCTCTTCCCACAGCAAATGCGCCACAGGGTAGTAGGATAAGCCGGTGTCCGTGTCCTTTTTGATCTCCACATATCGGGTAGCCTGCGCAAAATGTACGGTTCCCTTGTACTTGTACAGCTTTGTAATCACTGTACACATGGGGTCTTTTTCATACTTTGCTGTTTCACCGGCTTCCTCAATGTTTTCGTTGTCTCCAAGGATATGGACAATCAGCTCAGGGCTTACGCCTTTCGCTTCTGCCATCTGCTGCACTTCCGAAACAGGCTTTCTTTGCTTGATCAGGATGTACGGCTGACTCTGAATATCAGAATCATTTTCATTCCCGTAATAAACATCCGTCTTGTCCAGGATCTCGTTTATTGGCAATCCCGTTTCCGGATCAACCGTCGCATAGATAATGCCTTCGTCATTGATCGCTGCATCCTTGACCGCAAGCCTGAGTTTTAAGTCCATATAGTCGTGTTCCCAAATTCTTGCGGCCTTTTTGTTAAGGAGCTTACATACCTTTTCGGCCGTTTTCCGGAATGCCTGGTTCTCAAAGTTTTCAGACGAGTATTGGATTGCATACAGGTTTGTCATAATAATGCCGGTCTTATATTTCACAGTCGGCTTGATGAAGTTGTATTGCACCTTCTCAATGCCCTGCACCTTCAGGCCGTACCACTGATCGCCGTTGTACATACGATAGTTTAAGTCCGTATCGCTGAACAAACCCATCATTCTGCAATAGCTTACGCACCGGTCATACAGCGTCCATATATCTGTTTGCCGGATCTCTTCCAGTTCCAACTCCATCACCCCTTACAGCCGAACTTCTTGCTGTCCCATATCTGTGCCGTCATACACATCAATGTTGTGCAGCATCGTCTTTAACGCTTCTTGCCTCTGCTTCTGCTCCCGGCTCAGCGCTTTACTCTCTTTGTGTTCTTTTACTTTCTCCACAGGATTGGGCAGCTTGAAAGGTTCTTTCGCTCCGGTATTCGTCCCGGTCTTTACCCCTATCAGAAAGCACAAGATGTTGCTCAGGCTCACCGCGAGCACCGCTAAACACAATTCCATTATTTTGCCCCCTTATCCGGCTTCTTGGTTGCAGCCGCCTTTGTCGGTTTTTTCTTGTAGAAAGCCTCTGCTTCCTTCAGTGTCTTAACGTTGGATACGTCTTTGCCTTCTGCCTCTTGCCGCGCCTTCCACAGCTTTAACAGTTTTTCCTCGTGATTGCTCATATTCTCACCCCTTATACAACCGTAATCTTATCGCCATAATCGTAGTGCTCGTTATGTTTCTCAAAAGAGAACTGGTACTGACTGTTCATATAAATCGGCTCATTATCGAATACCACCTGCTCCCGCACCTCGTGGGCAATGGCAAGACCCATCATATCATCGTCGTGGCCGCCTTCCGGCGCTTCGATCCGCCCCTTCTCGTTGCGAGTGATGGTCAGCAATTCTTCAATCGTCTCCTGATCGTTGATGCTGTCCGGATGGTCCCGCACGACGGTGACCAACCGTGATATGATCGTAGGCCTTGTCAGCTTTGTGGTCTTAAAGCCAAACCGTTTTTCCGTCTTGCCCGTGTATGTATCCTGCACCATCCGTACATATTGGTTGGGGTATCCCAACCGCTGCAGCTCCATAATGGGATAGCTGTCAAAATTTGCCTCAATACCGATCAGGGCCTGCTTGTAATACATACCTAAGCAGTACATCTGCTTGGCGTATTGATCCGAGTCAAATTTGTGCTTCAAATGTGCTACTTGGTTTCCGGTCTTTGCATCCAGCACGTGTCCTGTAAAAAAGTCCGACCCTTCTCCGGCAGTATCGCCGCCGATGCAGTACTTGGTGATCTGCGGCGTATCCGGTACGGCATATATTTGGATATATCCGTTCCGGTCATTCACCCACTGAATATTCCGAATTGCCAGCCCGTCGTAGTCGTATGTAAAATACCCCGTCTTAACAGGCTTCGGCACTTGCGCAAGCCGTTGCATCAGGATCTCCGGGTCAAACACATTTTTACCCGATAACAGGAACGCCTCTCTTGCCGAGCAGGGATATTCCTGCCGGATCAGGTCCTTATCAATGTACTTGTCATACTTGTTGTAGTACCAAAACAGCTGCTCTGTCGAAAGACCTATGTAGTCCTTCAGCCAGCGCAGCCGTTCCCATATCCATTCCTTGCGAGTGTCGATTTTCTGTAAAAAATCCTCTTTGTCCTTCCTGTTGATGATCGGTATGCGGTATTCCGGTGTCCGCCACCACTCATAAAAGCAGTTGATGTGGGCACCGCTGGACCACATCGTCTCATAATCGTTAAAACCATCGGCAGTACTCTCGAATATCTTGATGCAGTTGCGGGTCAAGGCTTCACCGATGGCCGCCTGTACCTTGGCGATTCCGTCTCTCCAGAAAGCGCATTCTGAACCGTGGAGAAAGTTCACCGTTCGGGAACGGCCCACGTCCTTGGACGCCGTGTCCACCGCCCAGCTGCTGTTGATTTTGGAAAATAACAACTGTTTGCGATTATTGAACTTTTCCGTGGGCTTCAGCACTTCCGGCAGCTGAGAATAAGGGAATTTTGCCTTGTTCTGGAAAATCGCCTCTGCGTTAACGCTGACGTCAGCCAAGGTGTAGCCTTGGAAATTTCGATTCAGGATACTGCAGGCCAGCTGATAGGCGGTGATCAGTGTGGTAAACCCCTGCTGCCGTCCTTTCAGCACCAGCATAGAAATTTCCGGTATCAGTCCCTTTTCAAAGTCCTCGATCGCCTTGTTGAGCCTGTCCAGGAAGTCCTTTTGCACTTCGTTGAAGAAGAAGGGCATGGTCTTTTGGTTTTTATCCACAACCACAAACACAAGCTCCACAAGCTTTTCCGGATTTTTCTTGATTTCAGCAAACAAAGTGCCGTCGGAAACAATTTCCTTGGCAATGGCATCCCGCAGTTTCTTATCTGTCTCTATGCTGGAGGTTTTCTCCCATTTCTCCCTTCGCGCAGCAATGAGCGCATCTGCCGTGTAGCTCACAGCAAATCCTCCAATCTTGTACCGGAGGGAGCATCTTCCCGCCGGTCCTGCTTGTAGCCCCAGCTATGCTCCAGCTCTACCACAATGCCCTTCACATCCTTGCCGCTGCGGGTAAGCAGCTGCTCATGTGTCCACGCAAAGATCCGGTCCTCCGCATCCTCCACGATCTCCTGAAACTCAGGGTATACCTCCGGTTGGTCTCGATAATTGTCCCAGGTGCTTCTGTGTATGCCTAAAAAGCGAGCCAAACCTGCACGGCTTGGCTTAATCAGATATTCCGTTGTAAACACCGGTTCACCCAAACTGTTTTCCACCTGCACGTACTTAAAAACAGGATGTCCGTACTTATCCAGCGCGCCTGTTGGTATCGGCTCTTTCACCGGTACCGTCCGGCTGATGCTGGCAAAGTACCGGTCCACCGCTTTTTTCAGTGTTCGGGGTGTATAGGCTTTTGGCTGTCCCCGCTTCCTTCCCAAGCGCGCACCTCCTTTTTGTGTTTTCCTTTGCTCCCATGTTGCGGTACCAGGCAAATGTCCTCGGCGTCGGTGCGCCTTCGTCCCTCGCCTACCGCGGCCACTCGCTCAGGTCGCTCCTCCCGCCACTGGCGGCGCTCCCTTCGCTCCCCGTTAATTGTACCTGCGCGTACACGCCCCCCCGCGTCCGCATTTGCCGAAGTATTCGCACCTTAGGCGATGCCAACGCCCCGCCGTCTGGAGTGGACTATTTCACGTCAATCGTCCAATATGCAAGAAAAACGAATGACGCAGGCGCTTGGTATGCAGAATACCCGAAACGGATGTTTTTCCGCTTCAGGTCTTTTTTTGACACTATCAAGATAACACAGAAAAATGGCTTTAGTTTTCCATCATTTCAAAAAAGCACTTTCCCACTAAAAGAATAAACTCACGGTGATACCGAAATGCTGTTGTTTTTGAGCAGTTGATATGCATTGCAGCGCCTGTCACATTGCACCTTTGCTTCCAAAACACCAGATCAATGAGCTTCAGGACATCTTTACCGTAGGATTTCCCCTTCATTCTCTCAATTGCTGCTGCCACGGCATCATGCTCTCTCTGTTTTATCCCAGGCAATCTCCGCAATGCCACATCCTCTGTTGTTCTGGATGCACTCCCGCCACCGGGCATACCGGAAATACTGGCCGTCACCTTCTGACTATGTAACTGCTCATACTCTCTACGAAGCTGTGGATATGCTCTTATCATCGCCTTGGCATAACTCCACCATCCGTATCTTGGACTACTCATCCTTCCTAACCTCCTTTTCGTTCTAAAACTTTACACATTTTCGAGTTTTTCAAAACCGCCTTCCCGCGGTCCTTTTTTCTTCCCTCGCACCGCTGCCGGCGGCACTTTTACATATTTAAAATATAAATACCCATACTGATTGCTTTTGCTATCCACCAGCATGTATCCCTTAGGCGGCTTTGGGGGCTTCTGCTCCGAATACTCCCGCTTGATCTCCTCCGGCTTTTCCGCTTCCGGCTGCCGAACCGTCTTTGTCTGCCGCCACCGATGGCCACCCTGTTCCTCCGTCCAGTGCTCAAACAGATAGGTGGCCAAGCCCGTGTAATCCTGTCCGTGGTCTACACCGTCATACCAGTTGTGGTCCCGCATAGGCTCAATTTCAACAACCTTTCCATACTTCCACTGTTTACGGATATATTCCTCCGGAATACCATCGGAGATCATGTGGAAATGTATGCGGCTTGTGTGCTCGCCTCTGCCCATTACTAAAACAATAACTGCATCAGGGTACTTATATAGAAGCCGCCGGATGAAATTCTCACGGATCTGCCGGGCATCTTCAAATGTATGTACCTCTGATTTGTTATCAAAGGTTAACGTGCTGTACAGAGAACGTGGAGAAAAATTTGTGTTGACCAGCCGGATGAACTTCCGCTTGGAGATCAGCAGGCTGTGCTGTTTCCGCTCCTCCTTGTTCTGAAACCGGGGCTTTGGCGGTTTTGCTTCCGAAACAGCCCGCCCTCTTGGCACCCAAGACCATATTTTATACTCGCAAACCGCTCCGGAAAATGTCCGTTGCCGCACCCGCACTGCCATCCCCATCTTTCTATCCTCCCCTATCAACAATGTCGCTCCGTCAGGTGTCATTGCAACCCCTAAAGCCTCCCTTGTGTAAAGGGAGGTGGCTGCCCGCAGGGCAGACGGAGGGATTGTCCTGCCTCGCACGTAACACCGTAGTCTCTGTCATGGCGCCGATTCCTCAGCACCACGGCACAAGCTACGCCTTGTGCTTTTCTCTATAGTTATGTATCTGCTCCCACCTGGCAAGCCACCATTCCCGCCACGTGGCACAATTCTTATTGCCGCAGGCCTCCGGGTCTTTTACCCGTTGACAGCTCTCACAAGGCGATTGTGTATTTTCCATTCTCATTTCCTCCCTTCATCCACCTGTTTCCACGTATGATACAGAGCGTGAACAACAGGGCTATGCACGTATTCGGAGTTTTTGGAGTGCTTATACTGCTTTATGAGTAGATTGACCGCTCTGCGCAGTTTCTCATCCGGAATAATCACCGCATCTGTCGCCGGCGGCGCTTCCTCGCTCACCATTACTCCGTTGGCAATAAGGCTGTCGGCTATGTTTCCGTACTCAACCTCAAAGCCGACATGGGGATCATCAGTTTCTACATTTTCATCAACGCAACCTTCCAGCAGCTCAATCAACTTATTCTTTATCGCATTCATTCCCATCCCCTCCTGTCAACCTCGTACCGCATTTCGCACAGAAAGGCTCTTCTTCTACAATATCTTCCCGTATGATTCGATCCTTACATTTACTGCAACGTACAAAACCGGGATGGTACGGATGCGGCTCCCACTGTCCATCTACCAATTCCACAGCATCCACCGTTGGCTGTTCATCAATGATTTGCAGAACGCTTTTGCGATACTCTGTCATAAACTTATTGAGAATCCCTCTTCCAGCTCGTAGCCCAGTGATTGTCATAGTCAATCCGGAAACCTCATAGGTCAGTGTTTTGCGGTCAATTAAATCACGTCTATTTTCATTTTCCATTGTTCATTTCCTCCCGTGTCTTCTTGTAGCTTTCGCGATACGATCTGCCCGTTGATTGTAAATATCACTACTCACTTTCCGCTTCCGGTTGTCTTGCGCTTTTTTCTGTTCATCCTGCGCCTTCTCGGCAAGATACTTCGAGCAGTGCCCCCAGCAAGCAACATGCCGCTTGGGTGCCACGCAATGTTTGCAACACTTAATTGCCATCGTCCAAAGCCTCCACCTTCACTCCAAGGAGTGCTTTCAGTTGTTGCCAAATCCGGAGTTGCCGTCTGTCGATACGGTTCACCGAATCTTTGAGAACAAAGAGAGAATTATGTATCTGCTCTATACATCTCCTCTTTTCAGCATCAATTTGACGGCTGAGATCAAGCATCGCCGCTTTTCTGGATTTTATGTCCCCATAACTTACAGACATTTTGAGTCCGCTTTTAAGATAAACAGTCAGTACAAAGGGATGTTTTTCGGACCCGCTATCAGATGCTCCAACGGCTTCCACTTCTTCAGCTGAGAATCTGTAATGCTCACTCCAAACTACCATTTCTAACCACCTCCACACGGCACCAACTCTGGGGCGGGCGTGTAAGATGCAGCTGACCATTCAATGCGCAGTCACATTCCTCGCCAACCGCATTTTCGCATTCATCACATAACCCTGTATTGTCAAGACCGGTGCACTCTTTGTAAAATAAGCTCAACGGCTTTGGCTCTTTGTACCGCCTTGCTCCCTCAATGAAATTTGCGTAAAGCACGCCATTATTGGCATATTTTTTAAGAGCTACCGGATGAACACACCCCGCATTGACTACGCAAACCTCCAACGGTTGAGCAGTATCCACGGCCTTGGCGCCAACAATCATCATTTCACCGATAACCATACCGCAGCCGCCTTTGTTCTTGGTCTCATACACATAGTACTTGCCTTTCGGCAACGGAAACTTACGCCATTCCAAACTCTTTAAATAGGAAAAGATATTATCCGTGTGCGGCTTGTTAATACTTATCAGTCCAGCCATTATTCCACCTCATCCTTCCATTGCCTAATAATGCAATCCGGGCATTTTATATTGTTGCAGTAATCACACAGCAAATCGTTTCCATCTTCCCGATACGCTGCCTGCACAATGGCCTTGATGTCCGGTATATTGATTGCACGGGCAGGCTTTAGGTGCATCAGAACCTCAGTTAAGTACCCAGCAGCATCCCAGTTTCCGTATATACCTGTAACCGGTTCTACCGGCTGCATCGTTTTTGGATCCAGTAAGCCCACGGCCACACAGCTGCCGGCATCGTCTGCGGTAAACTGTGCCGGTGTGGATTCCACGATATTGCCATCCTTATCTGTTAGCGTTCTGCCAAGAGTGCAGTTGCCTGTCATAAGAAATACAGCACTCATTTCTTCATTCTCTCCTCCGTTCCCTATCGCAATAGCATATACTTCAGCCAGTCCGGAAGATTGGATGAAACAATAGCTTCAAACACCACTTTGCCGAACCATATTGCTGCAACTGTTGCGGCAACAATCATTATCACTATAAGCCAATTGCTTTTCACTCCTCGCCCTCCTCCAAGAATGCGATTAAAATCGCTTTACACCACAATCCTGTAGTTATCATCCATAAAAGCAGCTTCCATTTGGACGGCAGCTCAATCAGGCAATCATCCTTGGCGCCCATCCGCCGGAATGTAATCAAAAAGCTTCCCCGTTTCATCCCAGTTCCTTCCTCCACTGCTCCAACACCGCTGTGGTGGCCTGTTTCAGGCTCTCTCCCATAGCCGGATCAGCCGCCGCCACCGTCTTTCTTGCGTCATTCATTTTGTTAAAGGTCTGCTGAACGTCCTCAAACAGAGCGCGGAACACCGCCACATCCGGGTTTGCCATCTTGACTTCTTGCTGAGCCGCCTGCAGTTTTTGCTGCATCTGTGTCAACTCCTGCATAGCACGCTTTCTCTCATCCTCCGCATCCTGCGCGGCCTTCTGCGCCTTCTCCAGCTGCCCTTGGATCTTCTTAGTTTCCTTTTCT